ACAATTTTTATATTTTTCTTCATTTAAATTTATCTTATATTTTTTAACGAGATTAAATCCAATTGCAGAACACTCATTTAAAGTTTCGTTATCTAATTTATCTGAATATGTAATAGCTAATATTTTTCCTAATTCTCCTTGAATATTTTTTCTTGTTGTAAAGGAATGAGGAATATATGGACTGATGTACATTGAGTCACCAGTATTCATTACGGCAATATTCTTTTTTCCATTTATTATATAATTTAACTTGTTCTTCCCAAGGTAAAAAATTATTTTCATATTTACAAGATGTTCTTATACACAAGTCATCTTTTTCATTAGACCACGTGGGTCCATATATATCTATACTGAAATGCCAAATATCATTTTTTATAGGTGCAAACTCAATAGATTTTTTTAATATCTCATCTATAATTTCTTTTTTTGGATATTCTGTTTGTTTAAAAAATCTAAAGTTGTGTCTTCGCTTTAATGCGTCTTCTAAAGTCATATAAATATTTATCAAGGATAAAAATATGAATTTTTTGAAGATATTAAAAACAATAGATAATTTAAATAGTGATCCTATAATTAAATCTATTATTAATTCAGTAAACAAAGATCAAATAGAAAATAAAAAGTGGTTAATAGAAAAGTTAACTCCTTATTTACATCTATATGAAAAACCTAAAATTTTGATTGTAGCAGGTTGGTACGGTTTATTAGCAAATATGTTATCAGATATTATTAATGAAAAAGTACATACATCAGATAGAGACCCATTATGTAAAGAAATTGGAATTAAGATGTTTGGTAACAACATAAAATTTTGGACAAAGGATATTAAAGATTATTACGAAAATGATTTAAAAGAGTATGATATAATAATTTGTACTTCCTGTGAACATATAGATGACTTATTAATTAATTCTTTTTTAGATAAAAAACAAAAAAGCAGTATTGTTGTATTACAAAGTAATAATTTTGTAGGATTAAAAGAACATATAAATTGTAAAAAATCTTTACAAGATTTTAAAAATTCTATTAATTTAAATGTGCAATTTGAAGATACAAAATCATTTGAAAAGTATGATAGATATATGATTATAGGAACATAAATAGAATTAAGGAGATATAATGGCACATATTAGAAGATTATTACAGACTAGACCTAATACAGATATAAATTTTTTTGTACCTGGAACGGACTTAAACAATTTAGTTGAAACTTATAAAAGTTCAGGTAAAATAATAGAATATACATCTGTAAATAGTGAAGATGGTTTGACAAATACAATTTCGTTAAAATTCAATACTGTAGATGATTGGAATGCGTTTCAATTAGAAACTGTTGCTGATACTTCAGCAAGAGAAAGATATGATTATTGTTCGTCAAATTCAATATCTTGGAGTGTTGAAAATGTTGAAGACAACTCATAAACTTTTACTCAATCATTTACTATGCCACGTGGCATTAATACCAGGTTTTATCTATGGTAGTTTATGGATGTTTGTTGCAGGTTTTATATGGTATTATATAATTACAATCTGTTCTTCAAGTGCAGGTTATCATAGATACTATTCTCATCAATCATTTAAAACAGGTAAATGGTTTGAATGGTTTACAAACTTTTTAAGTTTATTTGTAGGTTCAGGTCCGTATCTAACACGAGCCGCAATTCATAGACAACATCACGCTTATGCAGATACACCAAAAGACCCTAGTTGTCCTGTACATCACGGTTTTTGGAAAATCTATTTTAATTTATGGGGATTAGACGGCAAGATAGAACGTAGATTTTTCAAAGGGTTAATAGATAATAAAATCTTAATGTTCTTTCACAGACATTATTGGAAGTTAGTCTTTACTATTGTTACAGTTTTATTTTTAATTAATCCGTTATTATTAATATTTGCTTATTGTGTACCTTGTGTTTTAAGTTCACATTTATTTGGACTATTCAACGCATACTTACATAAAGACGGCAAAGCAGCCAATAGTCATTGGTTAAATTTATTTACAGCAGGAGAAGGTTATCACAAAACACACCACGATAATTCTAAAAAGTTAAGATTAGGTCTTATTGATCCTACTTACTTTTTTATTCGTTTGATAAAATATGATTAAGACATTTGAGGTTGCACCTTTAGATGTACAAAAAGACATTGATTACATTTATGATATAGTCATAAAAAAAGGTGGTAAAAGAGCAAAAAATTATACTAAAGAACGTATGAAAGAACCTGTACTAGGTGTTTCTATACGTTATAATGAACAAGGCAATCCTGTATCAACAGCAAGAATATTAACACGTAGTTGTTATAACGATAGTGTAAGAGTATTTGATAGATACGCTTTGATTGAGGGTAACACAGGTTTATTGCCATCAGATTATGATGGTCTATTTAAAAAATCATCTTCAGATTTATTAGAACAACAAACAGACTTTTGTAAAGACAAAGGTTTTGGTTGTATCTTTATATCTATGGAATTAAGAGGCAAACGTACTCTACAACGTGTCATTGAAGGACACAATAAATACTCTAAACATAAGTGGAACTTTGATGGTCCTCATTATGTAACTTATGAAAAATCACAAGGTGGTTTACAATACATAGGTTACACAGGAAATCAATTTAAAAGAAATGATGAATTATATTACACAGGAATGGAACAATAGAGATTTAACACCTCTAGTTAATAACGATACAGATTTAATTGTTATTAAAAATGCACCTGCTTCTCAAATCAAGTTATTTAATTTTTTAACTTCATATTACGAAATTGCACCACAAGACCCTATGGATAAAATCTTTTTAGATATTACATTGTCTGGTGTACACCACGAGTTATATGGCAATACAGATTTAGAATGGCACATTGATAAAGGTTATACTCAACGACCTGTGAACGTAACTGGATTATATGCTTTAGAAATAGAGGGAGATGTTGGTCGTACTTTATACGTTGATAACCGTATTGATTGTCCTGTAGAAAACAAAAAGATTACAGTTGATATGGAAAGATTTACAAGTAACGAAAGATACGGTTATCGTTTTAGAAGTGAAGTAGAACGAAGATGGTTTAGAAGAAAACATAGAAACGTATGGCACGACTTAATACAAGAAGATAAAAAAGGTAAGTATGTTTATTATTGTGAGGCATATACTGAATTGCCTAAAGAAGAAAAGAACGCAATAGAAAAACTACTTTATGACCCTAGTAGAATATATTATCATCAATGGGAAAAAAGCGATTTTGTAGTTGCAAATAATAAAGCAACTAATCATAAAAGAGAGGCAACCTCTTCAGGTACAAGACATCTTTGGAAAATTGAAGGTTATGATAAATAATTATTTTACAAATTGTTTATCACAATCTTTTAATATTGATTCGTACATCATATAATTAGGATTATCAAAATAAGTTTTAGTATGATCTATTAATCCTCTTTTATCTAATACAGAATAAATTTCATCCCAACTGTTTCTTATTGCATACTTTAAAACAAGTCTTGGTTTTTCTTTTGCAATAACGCCGTGTACTTTAGAACCAACATCTATAACAGCGGATTCATACGTGTATGTTTTACCCTCAATTATGATTTCAGGTGATTCGTCAAATAGATTTAAATTAATACCAACTATTCTATCAATATCAATATGATTAATTAAAGTAGAGTTCTCAAACTGATATGAAAATCTTGGTTTGATATTTAAGTTTTCTAAACCTAAATCTTTAGTTACAGGTTTTACAATTTGAGAAATACCAAAAACTTTATACCAAGTCTTTAATACTTTATCACCTTTTCTATGATAATCTCCTTTGTCGTAATTATCATAAAATGCTTTACGATATTTTTCTTTGTCTATTTGATAATTAAGATGTAGCAACATATTTGATTTCTTTTGCAACTTGTTCAAATGGTTTATCAGGTATAGAAAACTTTAAAAGTATTCTTTCTTTATTATCTGTTTTTACAGAATGTTCTTTTTGTAAATTGATAAGTGCCTGTGTATAGAAGTAATCTTTACCCTCTATATTAATAGGTGTTGCGTCATCTGATAGTATGATATTTACAGCACATTGAGTACCAAAGTCTTTGTGTTTGCCAAGTTGCCAGTTAGGTTGTTGAAAGAAGAAACGAGGTTTACCGACTATGTTGAGATCAAACATTATCTTTTTGATATAATCACTTGTCGTATGAGATACTAACCATTCATCAAAATGATAGTTATGTCCACCTTCCCAAGGTTTCGCACTTTCTCTTGCTTTGTCAGATTCTAGTAGTAAAATATCTCTATTAATGGGGTAATTTAAATGTATCAAAGGTTCCATAGACTTATTTATTTCGTATAAATATAAGTATATATTATAACACAAGGAGAATATAATGTCAATAACCATTGATGGAAAAGTGTATGACGAAACAAAATTTAGTGTAAAATTAAGAAATACGATTGTTGCTAGACAAGAGATAGAACAATCTAAAGTTAGACACGAAATTGAATTGGAAAAAATACAAGTGCTTACAGATTATTATAATAAAAGTATATCAGAAATGATGAAAAAAGAGAAAGTACAACCAGAAAAATAACAGATGGCAGCAGTAGCAAACCTAATCATAGATCAAGGCGCAAATTTTAGTTCAGATATTACAGTTAAAGACGCAAACGGAAACGCATTTAACTTAACAGGATATACTGCTGAGGCAAAACTAGCAAAGAGTTATTCTTCAACAAGAACAAGAACCACTATGACTTCTACAGTCGCTAGTGATCCCACATCTGGTATTGTATCACTTTCTCTCACATCTGCCCAAACTACAGCTTTAGACGCACCTGAAAGATACGTATATGACGTAGAAATTACGCAAACTTCAACAGGTAACGTAACCAGAGTTATAGAGGGTATAATAACTGTAAGACCAAACGTAACAACAAGTTAGTAGTTAAAACTATTATAAATATTGTAAAAGAGAGAGGTCTGAATGGCAAACATTACAGCAAAGATTAATGCCCCTACATCAAGTGGCCCACAAAAAGTTTCAGTAACTTTGCCTTCTGGACAACAGTTACAAAACAGTTCTCTTTCTTTAAAATTATTAGGTGATGTTGACACAACTGATTTAAATGATGGTGCTTTATTACAATACAGAGCCAGTGATGGTAAATTCGTAACAAGAAACGAAATAGTTACTACTACTGGAACATTAACATTTAACGGCGGAAGTTTTTAATAAGTTATGGCAACAGTAATTCAAATAAAAAGAAGTGCGAATACTACCGCACCCTCAACTCTCAAACTTGGGGAACTCGCTTATACATACGGAACAGGTACACAAGGTAATTTCGGTGATAGAATGTTCATCGGTATCGGTGGGGTTGATGGTAACGGTGACGCAAACGAAATCGCTGTAATAGGCGGTCAATATTTTTCAGATAAATTAGATCACGTAGATGGAACGCTTACAGGTAGTTCAGCATTAATTGTTGACGCTAACTTAGCGATTGATACACTAAACATAGGTAATGCCACTACTACAGGTGGTGAAATCAGATTTAATGAAGGTACAAATAACGGTACTTCATTTGTAGGTTTAAAAGCACCTAACTCACTTGCAAGTTCACAGACTTATACTTTACCAAGTACAGACGGAACTGCTGGTCAATTTTTAAAAACAGATGGTTCAGGTGGATTAGCATTTGAAACTGTCAATCAATTTATTACTTTATCAGATGGCTCTGCTACAGATAATTACAATACTTCAGAAACTTTATTGTTTACTGGTGGTCAATCAATTACAACTGCTGTAACTGATAACGAAATTACTTTTTCTGTAACTGCTGGTTCTATTGGTACAACTCAATTAACAGATAGTGGCGTTACAAATGCTAAATTAGCAAATCCTACAACAACATTAGGTTCATCTACTTTAACTTTAGGTTCTGCTACAACTGACATTGCAGGATTAACTTCTTTAGTTGTTGATGACATTACAGTTAACGGTCAATCAATTACAACAACTGCTTCAAATAAAGATATTGTTTTAACACCACACGGAACAGGAACAATTACAGTACCAAGTGGTTATGAAGAAAGAGCTGGTTTTACAGATAACTCTTTAGCAAATAAAAAATATGTTGATACAGTTGCTCAAGGTTTAGATATTAAAGACGCAGTTAGAGTTGCTACTACAGCTGCATTAACAGTTACTTATTCAAACGGCACTTCAGGTGTTGGTGCAACATTAACAAATGCAGGTTCACAAGCTGCTATTTCAATTGATGGTGTAACTCTTTCTTTAAATGATAGAGTTCTTGTTAAAGATCAATCAAGTGCTATTCAAAACGGTATCTATAAAGTAACTACATTAGGTGATGGATCAACAAATTGGGTATTAACTAGAACACCAGACGGTGATGAAAGTTCAGAAATAAATGGTGGATCATTCTTCTTTGTACAAGAAGGTACTGATAATTCTGATAATGGTTATGTTGCAACACATAATGGTGCTCCTACAATAGGTTCAGACAATATTACTTTTGAACAATTTTCTGGCGCAGGTCAAATAACTGCTGGTTCTGCTTTAACAAAAACTGGTAATCAATTAGATGTTGCTGTTGATAATAGTTCAATAGAAATTACTGCTGACGCTTTAAATGTTAAAGCATTAGGAATTACAAATGCTATGTTAGCAGGTTCAATTGCAAGTTCTAAACTTGCTGATCCTTTATATTTTACAGATGAATCTTCTACACAAGGTAATGTTAATTTAGGCGGAACATTAGAATTTTTAGCAGGCGAAGGAATTAATACAGTTGCTTTAGGAAGAACATTAACAATTTCTGGAGAATTAGCAAGTACATCAAATATTGGTGTTGCTTCATTTAATTCAAGTAATTTTGCTGTATCTTCAGGAGATGTAACCGTTACGACTATTGACGGAGGATCATTCTAGTGTCAACAGTAATTAAATTAAAAAGATCAGAAACACCTAGTCAAATACCAAGTGCAGGTTCTTTAGCAGTTGGTGAATTGGCAATGAATATTACTGATGGTAAGTTTTATACAAAAAATTCAGGTGGAACAGTTGTAGAAGTTGGTGGTGCAGGATCAGTTACATTACAAGATGTTACAGATAACGGTGCTATTACAACAAACGATATTACTTTAAATGGTGGTGATATAGTATTTGAAGGTGCATTAGAAAATGCTTTTGAAACAACTTTAACTGTTGCAGAACCTACTAGTGATAGAACAATAACTTTACCAAATCAATCAGGTACAGTTGCTATGGATGGTGACGCTTTGGCATATTCTATAGTATTTGGAGGATAATTATATAAATGGCAAGTTCATTTAAAAATGCAGGAATGACTGTAGTAACTACAGACAATTCTAGTGCAAATCTTTATACTGCTTCAGGCGTAACTGCCGTTGTACACGCTGTTTATATTTCAAATAAGAGTTCGACAAACACTGCTAAAGTAGATGTAAAAGTAACTACAGATG